GAGTTTTTGAAGACACTCTTTTAGTAGGACGGCAATAAGGCGTACCTCTCTTTTCTCCTTTTTGACGACCACAAGCCTTGCCCGTCTTAACGTCCTTCCAATCCTCCTTAAACCATCTCTTTAAGGCTAATCCTTTTTTTGTCTTTCTAACTGCCATTATGTACGCTTTGTTTTTTTTCTTTTACCTGCCATGATAACACCACAGCCTCTAGCAATTCTAGGATCTTTTGTTTTTCGTTTTCTATATGCTTTACCATTTGATGCTTTGATAACAGATTGTTTGTCCATAATGCCACCATCTGCTTTTTTCTTTGACTTGTTCCCATAATTAGAAGCACCTACTTTACGGCATTTTGCTATGGCTCCCCCAGCATAAGCACTTGGAAAAACTTTAAACCTTGCTTTTACTTTGTGATAACATGCGTCTTTTGGCATTTCTTAACTCCTCAAATCCACTGACCCTGTAACATCTACAAGACCATTTTTTTCTTCCACATAATAAACAATATCTAACTGGACTTCCTCTGAATATTTTTTGTTTTTCGTTTTCTTTTTTTTCTTTTATTTCCACTTGTAACTGACTTCGTTATTTGTTTTGGTATTGAGCTTCGCAAGATTGTCATTTGGTTTGCTCCTTCTTATAAAATCTTCCCACAAAGGTTTAATCATTTTATGATTTTCGGATACTTTTTCTGCCATGATAGCTGTTCTTTTGTCTACTTCAATAAGAGTTTGAATAGACCAACCAATGCCACCTGCAAATAATATAATACAAACACCTGTTCCTATTTCCTTAATATTCATTAGCACTTCCACCTTCTTCTAGCTTGTCTTAAACGACTATTAGGATCTTTTGCAGCTTTAGGAAATTTTTTCATTTGCCCTGCTGATCGTGCACAATATGATTTGCGTCTATTTGCAGCCTTACTACCTTTTTTAACTTTGCCAGTAACAGCTGTTTTTAACTTACTTCCAGGATTCTCTCGTCTATATCGAGCAACACCTGCTTTAGTCATTCCCGCTCCAGTTTTCGTGGAGCGGAAATATTTTTTTGTTTTTGGCGGTTGCTTATCTGCTTTTCTTGTCATGATAAGAATATAGTTAACTTATTGCCACTGCCAGTGAACGCAGATAGATAAGCACCACTCTCTGCCAATATACCATTGTCTGGAATATTAAGAGTGTGTAATCCAGTTGGAAAACTTTGCACTATCAAATTAGATCCACCATTACCATCTGTTATAGTAAGAGCACCAGCAGAATTACCGAATACGACTATTTGTCTTATTCTTGATCTTGCAGGTCCTATGACAGCAGCAGCATCTCCTTGATCTACATTAAAGGCTTTTACGTCAGATCTTGATCCAGCCATTTATATCTCCTATTATTGATCAGCGAAAGCTGGAGCATCTTCAGAAACTACATTACCCCAAATATAGTAATTAGTACTATCTTTACCAACTATGTTTATTTCCATGCTACCAAAGTCAGTTAATGTTAACTTTGAGTTAGAACTTCCATTTGCATAAACAGAAACATTGTCTGCATTTGTATCTAAATGCTGAACATTTCCTAAGAAAAAGTTAGTGTTACCAGGAGTAATAATAATTAAATTTTCTGCTTCTTCTGCTGCTCCTGCATAAATAAACTTGAAAGAGGCCCCCGCAGTTGGAGCAGGTAATGTTATTGTTCTGTTACTTGTTATAGCTGGTACTGCTAGAATTCTTCCACTATGTGTTGCATTATCAAGAGTTTTATCCTCATCTCCTAATGCAACTGGTGCATCACCCATAGTAATAACTTCTGTAATCGTTCCAGTAGTAGCATCTTTACTGATTGTTTTAATTGTGCTTTCGGATCTAATAGGACCCGAGAAAGTTGTATTAGCCATATCAATCTCCTTGTCTTGGCAAATGTCAGTCGCACCATGCAACTGTCAAGGTTTAGTTTATTATACACAAAAAAGGGCAGTATGTAACTGCCCTTTTATTTAAATTGTATTTAAAGCTTACGCTCCTGGTGAACCAAACACGGCACGAGGATCAGAGAAACCAAAAGAATATCTTTCTCTTGCCTTATATCTCATGTTTCCTGTCTCGAAATCTGGATCCATAGCAGTAGCCATAGCCATTCTCTCAAAATGTTTTAGACCATTTGGAGCATCTGTCTTAATGAAGAAAGCATCTGTATCAGTTAAGAAATCATTCACAACATAACCATTTGGCAACATGCCCATTGATTGATGTGCATTCACATCGTTGTCTGCTGTTCCTGGTCTCATATTAGAAGCCATCAATCTTTCTGCTACAAATTGTAACTGACGAGGTATAATTAACTTCATGCCTCTTAAAGCAATGATTAATCCACGCTCATCTGTAAAACCTGCAATATTGATTAATGCATCTTCTAAAGATGTTTCGTTAAGATCTGCTGCTGCAACATTGTCTAGAGTTCCACCATTTGTTAATGGGTGATCTGCTACACATAATGCTTTTCCGTCACCACCTGTTACAGAAGTGTCGAATGCACTATTTAGTACGCCTGCTGCTTTTACTTGCTTAGTATGTGCCATAGATCTTGCAAGTGCTCTTGTGTAACGAGAAGAGATTTTGTCATAAAGGTTATCCTCTACGGCTTCTTCTGTTATTGAGAACGCCATTGCAACTGTCTCATGGTTATACCTTGCAGTATAAGCCTCATTTGCATCGTCAAATGTTACTGCGTTACCCTCTGACTTAGTGGGTGCAGCTCCAAATCCACTCAACATTACTTCTTCTTCAAACGCTCTGTCAGATGACTCGGTGTCAAAGATTTCTGAATGTTGACCTTCATACCTATTATACTCCATACCAAAGAGGGCGTTTAAACCCGGCTCTAATTCCTTGGCGAGTTGTGCTCTTGAAATTGCCATAGTTAAGACTCCTTATGATATAGCAGCATCAGCGTCACCACTAGAAGAGGCGAACACATGATTGTTGAGTTTAACGATATAAGAGATACCTGCGGCAGAGTGATCAGCATTTGTCACATCCTCATGAATACCCACAATCATTAGAGGGTTTGAAGGATCTGATGCTTCTGCTGTTGATATATCAATCATAGCACTTGAAATACCAGTTGTAGTATTTCCAGCTGTAGCAGTAGCTAATTGTGCTGTTTTGAATATATCTGCTTTTGCAGTTGCTCTATCAGTGTTTGTACCATCTGATGCAATGATAAATTTTTGCATCGGATTATCGTAGATAAAACACTTTATATCGAAGTTAGTATTGGCAGTACCCGACCCTGAGAACCCTGGAAAATCGCTGAAGCATCGCTTTTGATAAAATACTGACTAGTAGAATTGATGCCACCACCAATAACACTAATCGGCTTTAACCCAAACTTTACGTTTACATTAGCCATTTTAAGCTCCTTATTGCTTCATTATAGTTACTCGGTAGGTTTTGGTTTCCCACCGAAAGATACACGACTTTGCCTATCCGTATGGATTGGCATCGAGGGATGCTGTTCCCTCATTAGGTTTTCATCCACGGCTTTCATCTGGTTGCGGGTCTGGTCCCGATAATATTCAGTTCTTTCCTCTACCGTTTCTTCTGGTATTCGTGCTAACATTAAACCGCCAACACCAATTACCCCTGCATTTTTTCCTTCATCAATTGTCGGATACATGTCTCCAGAATCTGGATACTCATCCGCTCTAACTGGTTCCCAACCTTCCCGAAGTCTTGAGTGCATATTCGTTTTATCATCCTCACCTCTTAAATGAGTTCTAATCCAACGATGTTTGTACCCAGCGGGTGCTTCTGGCATTGCCAGCTTTGATGGAGGTGCCCATGGTTTTCTTTTTCCTTGGGTCTTTGCACGAGACTTACTTTCTCGTGTAGTTCTGTCTATAGCCATTTTTTACTCCTTAACATACTTAGCGTATTCTTCAAGCGGAACATTCAACCGTTTCGCAATTGCTATCTGCGAAGGAGTCAATTTGACTGTTCTGCGTCCCTTTGGTGATACCGACTTTGAAGCAGTGGCTCCAGCAGAGGCGACTCTGGGGCCAGAAGATTTCTTTGTCTCTCCAAACTTATGTGGAAATTCAGTTTTAATCCTCGTATCTAGTTCAGTATAATACTCTTCTGTGTTTGGATCAAGACCCTCTTCTTCAATTAATGACTTATGTATACCAAAAGCAGCATATGTCATTGTTTGATCTTGCCCAAACCACTCATTTTTCTGTGCCCACTCTTCTGCTCTAGGATCTGGTTTAGGTGGTGGAGAAGTTGGAGCAGGTTGTTGAGGTGGAGAAGAACCATTAACTTCGGCTGCTTTTGCTTGTTCTTCTCTTTGTTGTTTAATTTGTTGTAATCGTGCCTCTTCCAAAGCAATCCTAGAAATTGTCTGTTGAGCTTCATACATTGCATCAGCATCACCCGCTTCATAAGCTTTTCTATATGCTTCTTTTGCGGCAGCTGCTTGAGATTGCACTCTCGTGTCAAACTCACCAACATATGTTGTGTCTAGTTTATCTAACTTTGCTTTGAGTTCATCATTTTGTTTTTTAACAGACTCTGCAAACTCTAGTGCTGCGGCTCTCTGCTTTTCTTCATCTCTGAATTTTTTAGTGAGCTTTGCAATTCGTTTTTTTACTGTGTCTGAATAATCAGAAAGATCGTCTTCTTCTTTTTTAACTTCAACGGCAGGTCTGTTTTCATTAGATTCTGGTTGAGTTTCTTCTACTTCTACTTTTTCTTCTACTTTTTCTTCTGCATCGTCTATTTCAATTACCTGCCCTTCCTCTTCTAAAGGCTCGGTCTTCTCGATGTTTTCTTGCATACTTATGCTCCGTATGTTTTGATGTCATCGGGATTAACAATAGTTGC